TTTTAGCCATTTTTTACGCTTCCATTTATATAGAGTGATTCTGCAAGCTTCTGAATTCCCAAAACCAAGAAAAGAAGCGATTTCTGTTAATGTTTTCCCTTCAATTTCAGATAGTTTATAAGCGACGTTTCTAAATAACACTCTCGGATTTCTTTTTTTCTTAATCATATTGTCTTGATTTTTGAGCACACAAAAAGCGCACTCCCTTTCTGTTTTTTGTGTTGACTGAAAAAGAGTACGCATGTATAATATTTACGTACCTGTTTTCAGGTCGGAAGCTCCTAGCGTGTGCGGTCGCCAAACTACAACACGTTAGGGGCTTGTTTTTCTATTTGAGACGGTCAAACTGTTCATCTATTCCGTTTCTGATTATCTCAGACTTTGAAAGAGATGTTTTCTTTTCGATTTGCTCTAGTTTAGACTTGGTTTCATCATCAAGCCTAACCCTCAGCATATAATCTTTTTTGCTTTCAGTTGGTCGTCCTCTTCTTACAGTAGCTGTCATAGAGTTTTATCACTCCTTTCTGTCGCTACAAAATAAATTATATTATGTAGCTACATAATTTGTCAACCCCTAAATTAAAAAAACATGCGTATTCTATTTTCAATGTGCAAATGGTTCACAAAATAGAGTACGCATGATATACTATTTACGTACTCACTTTGTGGGTCGAGCGATAGCATAGTAACCAAAAATTGGCGTTGGCGGTTACTGTGCTATTTTTTTGTTTAGTCTGACAAATCTTCAAGGGCTTTTCTGATTGCTTCTGGCTTTGTTAAGCCATGATTATCAGCATATGCTTGTACCTTTTCATCAAGTCCTTGGCTAATTCTAACCGTTATCTTGATATTGTTCGGTTGCTCGCCCTTTGGTGGTCTGCCGACTGCTCTTTTGTCAGTCATTGTATACCTCCTTAGTTTTGACGACATAATTATTATAATTAAGCCGTCTTAATAAGTCAACCCCTAAATCAAACTTTTTTGCGTACTCTATTCAGTTGTTAAAGGACTAATTTTTTAATATCGTTATATTCTGCATTTAGCTCTAACAGGACAATCACCTTGTGCTCAAGTTCTCTATATTTTGATAACTCCTCCGCACTCAAACAATCTAATGCAATTTCATAACCTACCCGTGACTGTTTCAGTTGTTTAGCAGTCTGTCCTGTGACAGATTTTAGCAAAAGGTCGCTAATAGCCTTGTAGCTCCATTGATTAAAGTGTTCCCAATCCTTGATAGCTTGTGTTAATTCTTTATGATTAGACTTTTCAAGCTCTCGTATCAGTTTAAAGTTAGCGTTTTCTCTTTCTAGTTCTTCGATATGGTCATAAATCCATTGACGAAAGATTTTACCTTTCTCCGTTTTGGACAGCATACCAATTTCAAAAATACCTCTTTTATTGAATAGTCGGGTCTCGTATTGTTTGCCATCAGTAGCTGACAATTTGTCAGTAACTGAAAATCGCTTTTCTTTGAGGTAGGGTTGGCGCTCTATCATCTTTTCAATAGCATTTCGGCTCTTATATCCAAATCCCTGCGCTAATTGTTCAATCGTCACAAAAATATTTCTATTCCTGTCCAGATAAAAATCAATTTCAAGTTCTCCAAAAGAACTTTTTACTTGTTTTATGATATTCACTGTTTTACCTCGTTATTTGATTATTGTTGTTTTGTCGGGGAGAACTGCAACTGTTAAGTCGTTGCCTGCTCTGCGGTAGTATGATACAATGGAAGTATCAAATCTTTTACTAAAACCCCTTTAATAATAGCTTGCCTGCTTTATTATTTGAGTTTAGTTATACTAGTTAAAGGCTGTGCTGATTGGTCTCGGTAAGCCTTTTTTTGTTGCTCTTGATTATTGATTAATAATTGCCTTGTTCAATGTCATTCAAACGCTTTTGCTCTGCTTTGCGATTATAGATTAGCACTTTGTCATCAAGCATGAGCGATACGCCTTCCAATACGTTGAAAATTTCCTGTGTGATTGCTTCAAACTGTTCGCGATCTGCATTTGGTACTTTGTCAGCGTAACCCTGTGCTAGCTCAGCTAAATCAACACCTTCATCAATCCATTTCTTCAACTCTTTGTAAGTTGTTGCTTTCATAATCATTTCTCCTTTATCCACGCGCATCACTGCGCTTTTTTTATTGTGTTTTGGTTATAGATAGCTTCAGATACGCTAAAATTTAAGCCGTATTTTTCTTTAACCTTGATTAGTTCAACCGTTTCATCAAGGATAGGCTCACGGTCTCGCAACATGTTTTCTGTCATCTCGTTTTTACTAACCATCTTAGGATAACCATATAGGTCAGAAACGGCTTTGTTTGCGATAGTGTTTGCTTTGATAAGGTCTTTCTTAGTTGCATTTTGTAAGCCATCGACAAGCCTATTCATAGCTTTCTTTTGATGTTCTTTATCAAACATTCTAAATACTTGGAAGCCCTCTAGCCCTGTGCTTTGGCGTAGTTGTTTGATAATCTCAAATACCCATAATTTAAAGGTTTTGGCTTCCTTCTTACGGCTTGAGAAGATAGTTTCATAAATGCCAAACTCATTAACGATTAACATTTCTTGTTGACGCCCTAAACTGTCTGCGACGTGGTTGTTTGAAACAACCTCATCTCCCAAACGTTGTTTAATAAATTTTGGATTCAGATCTAGTGCTTTAGCAATATCAGCTAGCACCGCCCACCATTCACCTTGGTGCTCTACAAATCGGATAGTATATCCGTTCCATGTTTCTGTTCTCAATAAGTTGTCCTTTCTTTAATCTTCTAGCTATAAAATAATTCATCAATGGTTATATCTGGTTTGATTTCTGAAACCATTGACTTAATTGCTAGTCGTTCTTTGTCATTAAAAGCGCTCTTACCCGTCTCTTTATTGTTGTAAGACTGTAAAGAAATATTCAGCTTGTCCGACATGTCTTTCTGGGTTAACCCTAGCATGACACGATAGCCTCGTAGTTTGTCCATGATGTATCCTCCTTTTGAAAAAATTCCTCCCGTAGGTTGAAAGTGAGAAAGGTTGCGGGAGATAAAAGTATCCTTTTCGGATAACTTCAAAACGATTATATATCTGTTTCGGTTACTTGTCAAGAATTATTTTGAAATTTTTATATCATTTCTTGATACTTTTTATAAGTTCGGTTATAATCAACTTTGAAAGGTAGTGAAATAAATGAATAGGTTGAAAGAATTACGCAAAGAAAAAAAGCTAACCCAAGAAGAATTAGCTGGGGAGATTGGTGTATCAAAAATCACTATTCTCCGTTGGGAAAACGGCGAAAGACAAATAAAGCCTGACAAAGCAAAAGAATTAGCAAAATATTTTAATGTATCAGTTGGATATTTACTAGGTTATGCTCCTAATAAAAAGATTGATTTTCAGCTAAATTTAGATGGTACAACCCTCCATCTAACCAAAGAACAGTTTTTGGCTTTAGAAAACACCTCGAAAAGCATAAAAAAAATAAAAAATACCATCAATGAATCTGTTAAACAAGAAGAATATATAAAAAATGCTTCAAAATATTATGATTTTGAAAAAGTCAGCAGAAGACTTACGGACAGACTTTTTGAAATACATACTGACCTTATTGAGCTATTGATGATGTTAGACCACTTCCCAAGTGGTGAACTTTCCAAAAGTCAACAAGAAGCTATTTTCAAATTTTATAAACAATTAGATTATTTTGTGACTGATACCCCCGCTAGTTTTGATTATTTTAAAAAAAATTTGGAGTCCTACGGATATAAAATCTATACTGAGGGAGATAAGATAGATTTTGATTAAATAAATAATAAATGCTCAGACGAGTAAATCATGTAAAAAATGTTTTAGCACATGGAGAGTTTGCTGAATGGATAGAAAATAAAATTGGTATCCATTACAGGGAGGCTAACAGGATGATGACGGTAGCTAAACAAATTCCAAATGTTTCAACGTTGAAATATTTAGGGGCTACAGCAAAACATGTCAACGGAGTTGCAAAAAGAAAGCAAAATTTTCTCTCCCAAATCTCCCTGATACCGACCAACCCTCAACTACCCCACCAAACAATAATTAACACTTATTTATATTGGCAACCATAGCATTCCTTAGCATTAACATGTCAAATACGACCACATGGTCGCATTTAGGTTCAAGAGCCTTCCGCCATAGGAAGCAATAGGTTATTCAAGCTGTTCTTACTTTTGGTTATCTGGTAGGGTGGCAATAAGGTAGAGAGCTTCTGTTCCGATATTTCCCAACGTCGGGAAATTTGGTAATTCATGAGCTATTTTCATCATTCACTTTGCAAAAGTATAATCGATTTCCAACTTATGCAACTACTCCTCCAATAAAAGCAATGGCAGTTAGAAACGTTTGTCTCTTTAATGATGTGATAATTTAGTATTCTTATCTTCGGGGTGGGGGGTCGTGTGAGAAAAAAAGCAAATATTTGGACAGTTGACCCTTCCCACCGGTTTCAAAACTTGGATTGAACAACATTTTTTTATGATGGGGGTAACCTTAAAGGAATAGCCATGAATGAATTACAATTTTTGATATATACGGCTAACAATAGCCAAGAGACAGCCAGCTTTTCTGGGCTATCTAAAAATTTACCAACTTACTAAAACCAAACAAAAAAAGACCTCGCAAGTTTTCCACGCTCGCAAGGTCTTAAAAAACAACAATATTATATCACAATTTTCTATTTATAATATTTCGGATATTAACCCGATACCGTTATTATACCATGATATAAACTAATCTAAAACCCTTTTAATAATAGCTTGCCTGCTGATGGAAAGGTTTATCATCATGAAAATAAAAGAACATAAGAAGAAAAACGGTGCAATCGTTTATCGTGCTAGTATTTATCTAGGCATTGACCAAGTAACGGGTAAGAAAGCTAAAACTAGCGTAACAGGTAGGACACGAAAAGAAGTTAAGCAGAAAGCAAGGCACGCGCAAGATGAATTCATTTCTAATGGCTACACGGTTACTAAAGTTGTCCCAATAAAGAATTATCAAGAATTGGCTGAGTTATGGCTAGAAAATTATCAGCTTACGGTAAAGCCTCAGACATTTATAGCAACTAAGAGAATGCTCTATAATCACTTAATACCTATTTTTGGAACTATGAAAGTTGATAAATTAACTGTCAGCTATATTCAGCGCTTCATAAACGACTTATCAAATCAGTTAGTCCATTACGGTGTAGTTCATTCGATAAATAGACGTGTTTTACAGTATGGCGTATCTCTCCAGTTATTGCCATTCAATCCTGCGCGTGATGTTATGTTGCCTAAAGTACCAAAAAAGGAAAATAAGGCTATTAAGTTCATAGCTCCAGAAGATTTAAAAGCGTTAATGGCTTACATGGAAAAGCTAGCCAATAAGAAATTTAGCTATTTCTTTGATTATGTTCTATACAGCGTTTTACTTGCTACTGGTTGCCGATTTGGGGAAGTAGTAGCCCTAGAATGGTCTGATATCGATCTAGAGAATGGAACTATCAGCATAACCAAGAATTATAGTAGGTTATTAAAGTTAATTGGTACGCCAAAAAGCAAAGCAGGGGTAAGGGTCATAAGCATAGACAAGAAAACAATCAATCTGCTACGACTTTACAAGAATAGGCAACGACAATTATTTATAGAGACTGGGACGCGTGTTTCTGCTGTGGTATTTTCAACACCACTAAAGGAATATCAAAACATGGCTACTAGACAGGAAAGCCTAGATAGGCGCATTACTGAAGTTGGTATCCCTAGATTTACCTTTCACGCTTTCCGACACACTCACGCTAGTTTATTGCTAAATGCTGGTATTAGTTATAAAGAACTACAATACAGATTAGGTCATGCCACTTTGGCTATGACCATGGACATTTACGGACACCTTTCCATGGACAAAGAAAAGGAAGCTGTTTCCTATTTTGAGAAAGCTATAAATAACCTGTAAGTCCACAAAAAGGTGAACAAATTTATTTTTAGGAGTTTATAGGCTCATTGAAAAGCCTATTAAATCAACGTTTATAGACAATAAAGGAGAACAATATGACATTTGAAGAAATTTTACCAGGTTTAAAAGCAAAGAAAAAATATGTACGTACAGGTTGGGGGGGGCGCTGAAAATTATGTTCAGTTATTTGATACCCTTGAAGTTAATGGGAAAGTACTACAGGCTACACCTTATTTTCTTATTAATGTTACTGGTGAAGGTGAAGGTTTTTCCATGTGGGCACCAACACCATGTGATGTTTTAGCAGAGGATTGGATCGAGGTCAATGACTAA